AATTGTTCTAATGGTGTGGATTCCTCGTCATCCGTTTTATCCATCTTTGGTAATTTGGTACGTGCTTTGGCTGTCAGTCCAAATTCCAACATAACTTTCATAGCCTGTGTTTGTGCATCCTTTGCAACTTTTACCAATGGATGTGGTGCTATATTACCTCTATCACTGGTGACTGTCAAACCGTCTATTTCCAACTGTTTGGATGCCTTGATAAATGTGCTGTAATTTCTTGCCAGCATATCTAAGGCAGCATTATCTATATTCTCTAAAACACCTCTATTTTCAAGCTCTGCAAGTACTCCTTGTATGTATTCGGCAGCTTCTTTCTCTATACCTTTAGGAATTGAATATTTCTTCATAGTATTACGTTTTTTATTTTCTAAATAGTAAAGCTAAAAAGGTACTCAACTACACATAAAGAGACTATAACACAATTAATTAAGAATGTAACACATTCATTTTGACACCCTATTTTATTTCAGTAAATTTGTATAGAATTAAAAATCAAACACTATGGAAAGAACGTGTAATTATCCGATAGAAATTAAGTTTAAAATAGACCTGAATACGGAACTGCTACTGAATGAACTATGCGATTTATTAAAGAAAGACAGGTCTAAAATATTAAGATTGATAATCGCTGATTTCTTTGACAGGAATCTGGATTTAATAGACAAATATAAAGAGACGGACAGCAGGCTAGATAGAGAAAAGTTAGTAGAAGCGATACTGAAAGACTTCTATAGCTACAACAGGCAAACAATGAATGACTACCTACGATTTAAAAATGAAAAAGACAATCCCAAGTAAAGAAGTATTGGAACAGTATATATATGACTATGGAATAGATAAAACAGCACAGATATTTCACATATCAACAGAAGAATTAGATAAGAAGATTAACTGGAAACCACAATACGAGCAGTACAGCTACAATCCAGCAATAGCCAAACCACTTTCATCACAACATAAGCAAATTATGGCTATTATAGCTAAGCACTACCCAGATTTACTAAAGCAATGTGCCGATAATTATAAAGATGTTATCTATATGTCCCAAACTGTAGAAGATTTACTTCATAAAGCTATAATCAAATGTTTGGAAATGGGACTGGATAAAGTAACGGAAGAAGCCGTTCTGGAATTAGTAAAGATACAGTTCTATACAGCCAGAAAATATGCACAACTGCAAAGCTATATGATGAAGAAAAAGATATTTCCACTGGAAATAGCTACGGAAAATGGAGAATATATAATACCTACAGAATACTACAATAATGCCATATCTAAAGAAAGCGAAGAAACAGCATAATCCATCAAATAACAGGATAGAAAGACAGAAGATTTATAATACTGACAGATGGCACAAACTTAGAGCTAGTAAGCTAATGCGGTCACCTTTATGTGAAGTGTGCTTATCCAAAGGGGTAATCACTCCTGCATTTCATATCCATCATATAGACAGCTTTATGAATTATGAAGGAATGAAACGCAAAGAAGTGGCTTATAATCCAGATAATTTAATGTCGATATGTGAACAGTGTCATAACAAATTACACAATCAAATTCAACGATGGTAGAATGTTCCTTTTTTTATTGAAACTATTTTCTTACATCTGTCGTTAATTTCAATTCTATTTTCACAATTAGTATAAACTACTATACGCTTATCTACAAAATCATCGTCAAACGAAGTTGCAGTACTACCAATATATAAAGTACCAATAATTGTCTGCGCATATATCTCAACCTGTCCTAGATAAATATTATCCACTAAATTCACTTCTTTAGTAGGTATAGAAAGATTTCGTATACTAGTTCCAGATATTTCAGAACGAACTATATCTATTTTATTACAATCAATTAAATGGCTTTTATTTATTTTACAAGATTCAAAACGAACAAATTCCAACACATTAAAAAATACACCTTCAAAGAAACAATCTTTAAACCTGAAATTAGCCTTACCGTGGAATCTATCATTTTCGAAAGAAATATTTCGCAAAACCAATTCAGTCTTGATAAATACAGTATCTAAATTCTGAAGTAACAGTTCTTTAACCACACCTATTAATCTGGTTTTATTTCCTGAAGAAAAATTTGCAGAAATAAAGTCACAAAAGATATTAGCTACAATAGACTTATATCTTTCATCCTCTTTAGCAATCTGAAACAATGCGTATGCACCACCTATGGCAATTCCGTCATTATCGCTATTCAGATACCCTACAGCATCACCAAAACGTTTATCAATATTAGTTTTTTCTGCAATATTATTTTGCCTTGTTTGTTCACCTATTTTCTTGTTGTTAAGATATAGACCATAGATAACACAAGCACCACCTATTATACTTAGATAAGTAGCTAACACTTTCCCTTTAGCTTCTGGGTTATCTTCCCCATATAAAGTTGTAGATATACTATCAGAAGTACATAATAATATTCCAACTGCTATTACTGCAATAGCAAATAGAGTATATTTAAATTTCTTAGATGCAATGAAATCATTCCAATTCTTCTTACTTTTCATAATGTCAATTATTAAGTTTAGAAGCAAATATAAATATAATAAAACAATAAACATCAGACCTTACCTATGAAAATTAAATTAAACATCCAATACATTCAGAATCTTACTAATAACGAAGCGTTCACCTACTTCTGTACACTAGTAACAATAGCCAATAATCCAGATGCAACAATTAAAGATGTAGTACGTACCTGTGGTATAGGTGAAACTACTGTATTCAAGCATTTAAAGAAATTTGATGAGCTAGGATACTTAGTAATAGATAGAACTGGAACATATAACACATACAGATACACAGAACCTGATAGACTATATATAACCATAGATTCAGACCTGCTTAACATTAATGGCAATAAGAACCAATTAGGAGCACTTATACGGCTTAAATCATACACCAGAATCGGTACTAATATTGTAGACCTCTCACTTAATCGAATAGTCCACGAAGTAAGCATACAACACGATAGTATATACTTTGCCCTTGAAAACGGGATACTGGAAAGAAATGATAAAAAGACATACTTTACCTTCATTCATCCAGCATTCACGCACATCTGGTAGGTAAATACAGAGCTTAGAAACACCTGTACACTATTTTTAAAATTTGTGTATCTTCCAGTTTTTATAGTCAAAAAGTTTTATTATCTTTGTATCAGCAAATTAGAAGAAGCAGCTACTATCATAAATGCTTCTATTGTTGCGAAATTCTGACTAAAATATGGAACTAGTGAATAATAGTAGCTAGTTCCTTCTTTTCGATTCATTTTTCATAATTCATATAATCCCTTTGGGATTCCATTGTTAAAAATGCAGTTCTTCCCTGCATTTTCTTAAATTAGTAAATTGAAACAGCGGATAATAGGCGTAGTGATACGCTTATTATTTTATCCCAATCCTTACCAAAATTTGCAAATGCTACCTTATACCATACCAAAAAAGTAAGGAACTCAAGACTAAAGATTTTAACCAGATTAGCTCCTAAATTCAGATTTACTACTATTCAGATTACTTACTACCTCAATTCTATATGTAAAAACCTATGAAAACCTTAAAAATAAATTCAACTAATGGATATTTAAACTTACCTGATTTACCACATAATTGCATCTTTAATAAAGTAGTTACTGGCTGTGGTGGTACTACTGTAGTCCTCTTTAATGATGAATCCTATATCATTGCAGTACCTACTACAGAACTTATCGTAAATAAGACGGGCTTAACAGAATCAGGTCTTACTACTATTACCTCCTATGATGGCAAAGAGCAGTCTGTATTTGGATTATTCGGTACTTTTACTTACCAAGCCAAAAAGGAGCTAAAGAAATATGCTTCCAGTGCTGGAATAAAAAAGATAATGTGTACTTATGATAAGATGGAATATTTGGAGCAGTATCTAAATCCTAACGATTTCAGACTGCTTATAGATGAATATCACATATTACTAAAAGCATACAGTTATAGACAGAAAGCTGTTGACGGTGTACTAGACTGCTTTAGAAAGTACAAATCATTCTGTTTTATGTCTGCCACTCCAATCAGTGCAGATTTCACTCCGTCCATCCTTTCAGATGTGGAACTGGTAGAAGCTCAATGGGATAACACAGATACCTTAATAGTTAAGTTAGACCAAACCAATCATCCCTATGTAAAGGCAGCCAATTATATAAACGCTTATAAGAAAGACGGCTATCTAGAAATAAACGGTAATAAAAGTACGGAAGCATACTTCTTTATAAATTCAGTTACAGATATAGCTTCTATCTTAGAATATTGCCAACTTGGTAACGATGAAGTAAAGATTGTATGTGCAGATAATCCGTCAAACAGGGACAAATTAGCAGGATATACTATCAGCAACAGTAGAAGTACCAATAAGCCATTTACTTTCATTACTTCCAAATCATTTGAAGGTGCTGATTATTTCAGTGAAACAGGTATGTGCTTCGTGGTTAGTAATTCCAGCAATACTAATACCCTGCTCGATATATCCACTGACATTTACCAGATAGCTGGTAGAATCAGGACTGAATCCAATCCATTTAGAAACATAATGGTACACATCTTTAATAGTGTGGGAAAAAGGAAGCTAAATCTAGATATTACCTATGAAGAAATGGTACAAAGAATGAATGATGAAATAGAAGGTGCAAACGAATTAATTACTGCTATCAACAATAGTAGCAAGAAAGCTAAAAGTATGGCTGAAAAAATGCTTAACAGTGCCTATGCAGTGTGTGATAAAGAAGGAAACTATTTCCTGAATGATATGCTGGTAAAGTTAGACCTTTATAATTTCAAATTGGAAAAGGTTATCTATAATGATGGTATCGCTTTAAGAAAGGAACACAATGCAAACGGGAATATGACCACTGAATTAGAATATGAAAGACTAAACGAAACAATGAATAAAGCAGGAAAGAAACTATCTTTTAAAGATGCTTTCCTTAGATATACGGAACTACTACAGAATCTGGTTATTACTCCAGAAACAGACGAAATAGTTAGAGTACAGCCATTAGTAGTACCTGCCTATCACAAATTAGGAACTGATAAAGTTAGAAGTTTGCGATATATCAAAACAGCTATAGAGAAAGCTCTTATCAGTCTGGAATCGGATAAAAACAGAGACACGAAGATAGTACAAATACTTAGCAAGCAGATAAAGACTGGATTCTTTAGTAACGCTGATATTAAGAGCTGGATTAGAGAAGCGTATGATATACTAGGTATTACCGATAAAGTCAAAGCTACAGACCTTGATAGATGGTTTGATTGTAAACCTGTCGCCAAGTGGATTGACGGTAAAACAGTCAAAGGATATGAGATTTACAGACCAAAGATAGTATTCAAGTAAATAAGATACACCAAAACAATATTTACTTAAATAAACAATTATGATTTACATTACACTTATTGCAGTAGCACTATTATCAACTTACTTAGTAAGATTCACAGTAAAAGAGATTAAGCAACACATCACGAAAGAAGCAGATAGGATTATCAATACAAGACAATAAATATATTAACCTAATTAGCCTGTAATGAAAATGCACAATGGCTAATGTTTATGAATATGTAATATAGAAACAGGCTAGTAATCAAATTACTAGCAAATGGATAACTTTTTAGCAATGGAACGTAAAGGAAGGGACTTATTCAAGTCATTATTAGAAGATGGAAATATAACCAAATACAAGGAATCTACTGGCAGATATAATCCCGTAGATTTCTATTTAATACACAACGAAGATAAGATAGTAGCTGAAATAAAATGCAGGGATGTACGGTACGTTAATTATCCCACTCATTTAATGGAAACTGAAAAACTTAAAAGCCTACTGGCTGTCAAGGATACTCACGATTGTAAAGCAGCGTGGTACGTCAACTTCTTTGGCGAAGATATATGCTTTATATATAATGCAGACAAAGTAAAGAATCTACGCTCTGAAACAGCGTATTGCAATTACACTACTGCCAATTACAACTACTACAAAACAACCAAAGGTG